TGCGTCCTTAGCAGATGATAAACATTGTAGTATAGGTAAATGATAATGGAAAATGATTATTTAAATAAATTAATGTCAGACACAATTGTTGAAAAACAATTAGACGGAATTAAAGAAGGAGATTTTGATATAATACCTTGTAATGTAGGTGTTGTTGTAAAGCCTTATGATGAGAATCCATATAGAGAAATAACTAGAACTGATGGAGGCCTTATTATAGGTGTTAGCAGTTCACAAAAAGTTAAATCTTCGGATTCTGGTGAAATTGAAGAAAATGATGAATATGTCGCTTGTGCCAAAGTGATTGCTGCGGGTCCGTTTTGTAGAAACGTGAAAGCTGGAGAGGATGTTTTTGTTGTAAAACATATATTAAAACCAGTGCCTTTCCGCAAACAGAATCTTTGGGAAGTTGACGAACAAAATATATTATGTAGAATCGTTCCGAAAGGAACACAAAATTAATGAAGTATGATTTATAACGATTATGATGAAAACAGAGTTTATTATAACGCTGGTGATATTGTAACAGTGCGACATGATATACCAAATAAGCCTGTTATGTGAGTTGTAGAGAAGTGCGTTAGATCTCTGTTGAATAAAGAAACTAACGAGATGGAGAACGTTTTTCTTGGTATTAAATGCAGATGATTTGATAAAAACCAAGTAATGCAAGAACAATTGTTTTCTACTAAAGATCTTTCAAAACAATAAAGAATGAATTACACACAAATGTTTGCCAACGGTGGTAAGACAAGTGATCAAGAGCTCATAAAAGGTATTCAAAAAATTCTTGGAGTTGATGATTCACAAATGGAACAGTTACTGCAAATTGGCATTAATAAATATGGCTCATTGGAAGGAATCGGCCAAGCTTTAAATCAGGCAACACAAGGCCTTACGCAAAACTCTTCTCCAGAAGAAGTTCAAGCAGCAGTAGCTTCAGTATTTCAGACAAATGCAGAATCTCAAATGTTTAAATGCGGAGGCAAATTACAACAACTTGTTTCAAAATTTGGAAAAGGTGGTCCAGTTGATTGTGGATGCGGTGGGAAGAAATTAGATGGAGGTGGAAAGGCATTGCCTGAAGGTGCTAGTAGAATAATTACACAAAGAGATACAACGGATTGATATCCTTTTAGGAACGGAACGATTAAATCTGTACATCCTACTAACGGCAATGCTCCTACATATCAAGTATTTGATGGTACATCTTTGATCGCTCCAAAATACTCAGTTACCCCAAAATTAGAAAATGAAATTGGAATATTCGCAAGGCCTTTTCAGTATTTTGGTGCCGCTAGAAGAATTACTCCAGAAGTTGCTGCTGAATACGAACAAGCCAGACAAAATACGTTTGGGGTTCAATCAAAACAAGAAGGTGGTAAAATGAAAAGACGTAATGCTCTAGATGCACTTATGGTTCGTGGAGGTTATGAAAATCGTGGACAAGCAAGACTTGCATATCGTAATTTAAGAAATGCTGGAATGGGAATAGACGATATAGTAGCTAGTACAGCAAGAGTTCCAGATCTAGAAGAGAATTTCACAATTGAAGACATTCCAGTACAAGCAATGGAAACTTCTATAAATTTGACTCCAGATAATCTTTCGGCACCTTTAATGAAGGTACCTAAACGGAAAGCTACTGCTCCAAGAACAAAAGAGAATTCTACAAATAAAGGTGTAGTGGAAGTAGGTGATGTTTCTGTTCTTGACACAACTCCGCAGTCAAATGTAAAAGTTTTATGGGGTGAAATACCACTTATTTCTACAATGTTTCCTAATCAAAAAACAAACGAACAAATACAGCAAGAAAAGAGAGATAGAAAAGCCGGAGAGATAGAACGTTACATGCATACAACTGGTTCAGATGAAAACGTAGTTGCTTGAGGTTTTGATCCTAATTTCAAAAATGTAGATAGAGCTTCTGAAGCATATCGTCAAGGACAGAAACAAGCTGCAAAAAATACGGCAATTACTACAGTTGCTGGTACAGCCGTTGCATTGGGAATTCCTGCTGTAATTCAGTATGCTCCTGCTGCTGGTAGATTTGTTGTAAATGCATTAAAGCCATCACCTAAAATATTAACTGCAGAACAAGTACAAGCTGGATGAAACGGAGGTCTTGGTGCAATGAGAGACGGAATGTTTTTACATAAACGAGGCGGTAAAGTAAAAGACGAAATTAAACTCGCTAAATGCGGAAAGAAAATTAAAAAATAATATATGCAAATCTTTATATTTGATAATGCGACAAACACTCTTCAAATAGACGATTATTCCATATTATTAATTAAAGAATTTGCAAAACTTTGAGAACCAGAAAGAAATGTGTGTAAAGAAGATAAGAAAGGCGAAAAAAGACTTAGAGCTTTTAAAGAATTTACATATATTTATCTGGTTCTCGATTTTAAATCACCTTATTTCAAATCTCCAATAAAAGATAGGCAGGAAGCTGCGCTGATAGATTCTGGACTTACAGAAAAAGATCTTCAAGATCCAGATTTTGCAGCAGCTTATCAGAAATATGAAGAACTTCAAGACGCGGATCCAATCTTAACTTCTATTAAGGTTGCATATAGAACGCTATATAAATTCCAAGTTTATTTGGACAATATTGATTTCAGTGAAGTTGACATCGAAGGGAAGCCAATACATAAAGCAAAAGATGTGTTGGCTTCTATTGGAGAAATAAGTAAGATGAGAACGCAGTTGCAAGAACTTGAGATGCAACATAAAACAGATCTTGCAGCTGAATCAAAGGTTCGAGGCGACGTTTCGCTTGGTGCATTTGATTAATGAATATAATTTATAAGGAATAATATGGCTAAGAGTGTTAATAAGGAAGGTAAAAGTAGATATGGCTTAGAGTTTCCTACAGAAAAAAGGAAAAAGATGCCAAAGTTTACTGAAAACTATGAAGAAGAATTAATAAAACAGCTTTTTGAGGAAAAGAAAAAGAAATTAGAATCTATAGACACATCTGTTCTCGAAGAACAACAAGATCAGATCTGAGTTCACCATAGACGAAAAAATGAGAAGTGAGATGTACCTATAGACGAAGAAATCAAATACTTTGATCCAGAGCTGTCTTATGAAATAACTGGGTATAGACCAATTACTATGGAGCAGGGATTGGATTTTGAAATTGCTCCATTTAGAGAACGTGCTGTGAAGTACGAAACATCTGGAAAATATACCGAATTTCCACAAGGAACTAAACCTTACTTAGAGTTTTGAAAAGAAGAATATAGACGCTGCCAAGACGGATTTACTGTAGGTAAATATAGAATTACTGGTGATCATTACTTCTTTTTAAATTATTATAGAATGCAAACTGTATTGGAAGGAAATGTTGCAGGTGCTGGACGTAGAGAATCGTTTCCTGGATTTTTATCTAAACAATATGAATTTTTCCATTATTTAGAAATGGCTGAAAAACTTCACAAAGATGTCTGTATACTAAAAGCGCGTGGTGTTGGATTTAGTGAAGTTATCGCATCACTCTCTATAAGACCTTATACGACAAATAAAGGTTATAACATCCTTCTTACTTGTGCCGCAGATGGTAAACTAGCACCTCTTAAGAACAAATGTTGGAAACAAATGGACTGACTTAATGCTAATACACAAGGTGGTATGCGCCACGTTCGACAAGTTGTTAATAATAACGACACGAAACGTGCATCGAAACTTACAAAGGATGGCATTGAGTTTGGGTGAGGTTCTCAGGTTAGAGCTGTAGTAGCAGATACATCTGATAAAATTAGAGGTGAACGTGTAGACAGACTGTTCTTTGAAGAAGCAGGTTCTAACCCTAAATTAGCAGAATCTTGAATTAAAGCGGACGCTTTAGTTGCTTTAGGAGGTATTCATTTTGGAACACGAATTGCAGGTGGTACAGGAGGTGAAAACATGGCCCTTCAAGGACTTTCTGATATATTTCTTGATCCGGATGCATTCAATGTACTTCCATTTAAGAACTACGATTCTCAAGATGGTAATCCTGAGCTTCGGGCATTTTTTATCCCTGCACATAAGTTTGCATTAAGTTCTGAATATCTTGATTCTAGAGGTGTTACAGATCACGTACGATTTAAAGAATATTATATAACACAACGTCAGAAACTTAAAGGTGATAAATTCTTAAATGAGTGTGCTGAACACTGTTTTATTCCAGAAGAAGCTCTCTCCAAAACAGGAGAAAATATGTTTGATGCAGAACTTATTGCTGCACGTATGGCTCAAATACTTACTAAGAAAGATTATACAGAGCCTAAGAAAATGCTTCTTACTTGAGATAAAACGACAGAAAAGAATTATCAAAAAGTAAATGCTTTTGAATCGTCTGTCGGTAACATTCTTATAGTTGAACCACCTTTAACAGCTGACGATGGATCTCCATATAAAAATCTGTATGTTGCAGGAATAGATGCTATTGATCAAGGTAAAGATGAGTCTGCAACTGATAACGATGTATCTGACTTCTGTATAGTAATTAAAAAACGTATTCGTGGAATGGATGATCCAGCATATGTTGCAATGTACAAAGCACGTCCAAGAAGAATTAGAGAAGCCTATGAAACAGCTCATAAATTACTTGTTTGATATAATTGTCAAGCCATGCTTGAGTATACTAAAATTTCTTTCCAAAGATTCTTACAAGAAAGAAAAGCAGACGATCGTCTGATGAAACGTCCAGAATTCGCAGTATCCACACGAACTGCAAAACAAGTAACTAAACGATTAATAGGAGTTCCTTCTACAGAAGCGGTTATCAAACATGGCCTAGAACTTGTAGCGGCATTTCTTGAAGATTATTGATGAACAATTAATTTTAAGGACATGTTAGATCAACTCCTTAAATATTCTTATGCCAATAAACGTAAATTCGATATCATAGCAGCGATGCAATGTTGTGAAATAGGAGACGAAGAACTTTTTGGATTAAAACCAGCTAAAGTAGTTGATGCAACTGCACAATGAGTCGATTTCGGATGATATCGTGATGAAAGCGGAAGAATGTGCCATGGAGCTATACCCAAACAAAATAAATACGAAACGCGATGACGGAAATAGAAGAAGAGATTAGACAAATTATCAATGACACAACGGAACGAGTATATATTACAAAACTTCATGTACGTCATGAAGATGGAATATGAACTCTATATCTTTATTTAAATAGAGAACTCGTTCCGATGGTCATGAGTTACGAAGGAACAGAGGAAGGATTTAAAAAGTTTGTCAGAAACGAAATGAAAAGTCGGCGTTTAGAAGAAGTAAAGTATTGAAAGACGACTAGAGAAATCCCGGTGCTTTCTTGTAACGAAGATGGTGAATTAGAATTAGGATGGTAAAACAAAAAGAAATAGAAAAAATAAACCAATGTATTGCCGATTTGGTTTATGAAAAAACAGCTCTCAAAAAAGCTTACAATTACTATCATGGCGTTAGAGATGCTGAACAATTTAGACATATTGAGGAAAATTACGGTATCGGAGTTCCAACGTCTGTAGGATTCACCCCTCTCATTAAGAAACACATTGACGTTCTTGTTGGTGAATATCTTGAGCTAGATCCTGAATTACAGATTACATGTAAAGACGATGAAACCGTCTCAAATATTTTTAGAGATAAGAAACTAAAAATAGATAAAGCACTTTATGAATATTTAAAGAAATATTTACAAAACGCTATGGTAAATATTCTTTTAAATAATCAACAAGTAGTTAATGACCCTTTTATTGAAAAGGAAATGCAGCGTATTCAAAACGAAATTGAAAACACCTTTGTTTCTGATTACGAAATAGCTGCACAAAACATTCTCGCCTATATTAAGAATTCAAGAAATATTGATCTTAAAAATAAGATGCGAGAATTATTTACAGATCTTCTTATTGGAGGGATCTGTTATTATAGAACGAAACCAAAAGGAGATGATATCAGTTTAGAAATTCTTAATCCTCTTGATACGTTTATTGATAGAAATCCAAACGAATTTTATCTTAATAAATCTCCAAGATCTGTTGTAAGAAGATGGCTTACAAAGGAACAAATTCTTACAGAATATGCTGATGATCTTGGAAGCGACGCGCTTGAAGCACTAAAAACAACTTCTTCAAGAAGAAATAGAGATAATGGAGCAATCATAGTAAGAAGCACAGGCCCTCTATATGATCCAAAAGGAGAAATTCTTGGAAATCCTCATGAACAAACTCCTGGAATTTTGGCAGGTAGAGAATTGCATCCGTTATTTCCTTGAGATGAAACTGGAAGTTATAATTATAATAATTCAGATTTATTTGAAGTGTTTGAGTGCGAATGGATTGAATGAGACAATAAACAAAAGAGAAATGTTCTTCACAATGGTGTGAGAATTGGAGGAGAAATCTTCATTACGCCAGGAGAAGCCAAATACTATTTTCAAAGTAGATCCAATCCAAAAGATGTATCAATCAATGTAAACGGTATGTTCTTTAATGATAAAAATGGACAACCATATAGTCTTATGATGGCTACAATGTCATTACAGGATTAAATTTTACTGGTCCTGTCTAAACCCCGTGAACTGCTGGAACGCTAAGTTGTAAGAATTGTGACACCTTACAATATGCCAATCAGCAACCAAGCTCTTAAACAGAGAAGGCTCAACGACTATTATGTAGAATTCAAGTGAATTCGAAGTGCGGGGGCGTTATAAATTAAATAAGTTAAACAATTAAAATTTTAAGTAGTTATGCCTAGAAAAGGACTTAATGAAGCTGAATACAAAGCAAAAGTAGATGAACTCTATAATGGGGAAATCGAAGTTGTAGGACATTATAAATCTCTTACACAACCAATATTAGTTAAAGATAAATACGGTGTGTTAAGTTTACCTTTAGCAAAACAGGTTTTAAACAATAGACCTGGAATTAAAGCAGCATTAAATCAAACTGAATATTTTATGAATCAGCTACGAGAAGTTCATTCAGAAATAGCAGAACAATTAACACCTGCCTCTGAATACCAAACAATGAAAACAAAGATGCTCTTTCAGACAAGATTTGGATTGGTTTCAGCTGTACCAGATGCACTAATTCATGGCCATTGTCCAAATGTTAGATCTGCAGTAGATAGAAAAGATTATATGAGAAATCAATTACTTTATCTGTACGATAATAAATATGATTTCAAAATTATTTCTACGGATAGACATGTTGGAAAGTGTATTTTAATTTGTCCAATTCATGGTGAAGTTGAAGTAGATAATGATTATATATTTGAAGGTTGCGGCTGTCCAAAATGCAATACAAACTGAGAAAAAAGTGATACATTGTATGTTATAAAGTTATCTAATTCGGATGAAACCTTTTATAAACTTGGAATTACACATTTAAATGAAAATGGAATACCAAGAAGATACAAAGATTATAAAAATCTCGGGTTTGAAATTGAACAGCTTTATTTACACACATTTGATACTTATCAAGAGTGTTTCGATAAAGAATTTAAACTAAAACAATTGATAAAACCACACCTTTATCAACCTAAAACATGAGCAAATAATAGTTCAACAGAATGCTTTGGAGTAGAACTATTAGAAATTATAATAAATAATTTATAACGTATGATATAGTCTGATCTTATACGAAAGTATAAGCAGTTCTGACAGAACGGCTGTGAATTAACGACTCACAGTGAACAAAATGAAGTATGATTTACTTTTATATTCTAGAGACAATCTTATTGCTACTAGTGGTACTGTTGGAGATTGGATTGATATTGCGCATCTTCCTGTGGTTCTAGGCGTAGATATGCCAGAACGTGTTATGAAATGGCAAGCGTATAAAAAGAATGGAGTTGCTTTATATGACTCTTCTCAAGAAGGTGCACAAATCCTTAATACAACGTTTAATGGATTTGATGACACAATCAAAGCACAATCTATTCAAGCTATACAAATTGCAATCGATAGCGTAGAAGCACAAGCGTCAGCTATCACTGGTGTATTTGCAGAAAAACTTGGACAAATCGAACAGCGTGATGCAGTAAGCAATGTTAAGGTTGGAATTCACCAATCAACATTATTAACAAAACAATACTTTCATGCGATGGATCTTATGTACAAAGAAGTAAATTATGATCTGTTAAATGAAGCAAAATATTGTTATAAAGACGGTATTACTGGAACAATTGTTCTTGGAGATCACCTTGTAAAAACTTTCACTGCACTACCTGAACACTATACAATGACCGACTTTGATGTTCATATAGAAGATAGTTCTGAATCATTTAAGATGAGGGAACAGCTTCAGGCTTCTACTACTGAACTTATTAAAGCTCAATTTATTGATCCAGTTGATTTGGTTGAAATTGTTCGAGCAAAAAATATGACTCAGCTTAAGAGATATCTAACTAAAGCTCTTGCTGATAAGAAAGCTGAAAACAATATGTTACAACAATTACAACAGCAAGTCGAACAGCTCACAGGTCAACAAAAACAATACGAAAAACAAATTAATCAATACGAGGAACAAATTCAATCTCTTCAGAAGCAACTTGCAAATAACTCTAATCGCAAGCTTGATATTGAACAACAAAGAGTTCAGATTGAAAATAAAGTTGCTCAAGATAAGAAGGATTACAATGATAAGATGATTGAGGTAAAAGAAAAGCAAGTTAATGCAGAAATTTTACAACTTAGAGATGGTAATCCATATAACGATGAAATAAGGGAAGTGTAATGGATAGTAGACTATATATAATATTATCTACAAATTCTGATGGAAATCTTGTAGTAACAGATAATACAAATTATTCAGAATGAAGTACAGATGTATCTAATCATACCGCTGTAGAAAGATTACTTGACGATAAATGTAATGTTATTGAAACAAGAACATCTACTATATCTAATCCACCAGAAAGTAATGTGTGAGATTTAATTTTTGATGGAATGTATACTTATCAAAAACTGATTCTCCCTACTTATGGTCATGAGGGTGATAGCAACTGTTATTATGATGACGGCAAGTTCTATTTAGATGGGGAAGAGGTAACGTTTGATGACGTTTGGAAAGTAAAATCTGAAAACATGAATGTATTCTGATTTGATGATGTATTTTTCTCAATATATAATCTTGTTAAATGCTTTATTATAACAGAAAAGAATAGATTAGATAACATTTTTAACAATAGTTGTAGAATTACATGCACAAATAATCCAGATGCTGCAAATGCAGACTTTTTGGCAAGTGCTATTTTTGTTCTTAGATATATGATTAAAAATAATAATTATATATCA